TGATTACCTCACCAAACAGTTTCATACCTGCTGGGTGAGTTGTATTCTTGATTAAGTCTCTCCAAATGTTAATTGGAGTTCTAGATTTAATTACATACGAATAATCTTGATAGAAGAAAGAGTCTGTCAGTCTTTGATTACTGTTACCTACTCTACCTCTATCAGATGTATAGTATCCTTGATTGTCATATGAAGATCTGATATCCAGAGAAAACTTAGTTACATAAGTTGCAACAATTTCTCCAGTGTTTCCTGAGCGCAGACTTTCTACATTGCTGTTTTCTCTAAATGCACCAGTGATGTTAACAATAGAGAGAAGATTAGAACCTTCACGCCATTCAGCAACAGTTCCTCTTGCAACTTCAATATTATTGATCTTCTGTACTACGATTTCACCTTTTTCAAATGCATTGCTAGGGTAGTTCTTCAGTGCATAAACATATGGTGTAGTGTAATCTGAATATAGTGTTTTATCTTTGTGGAAAGAAGCACCGTTTCTAACAATAGAAACATTTTTAGGTACACCAATATCTTCACCCTGTGCAAACAGTTTTACATCAGATTCAACAATTGCAATTGTTGGTGCAGATGTGTAACCTTTTCCTTTTGTTTTTACTTTGATGTCAAATACTTTGCCACCAGCACCCATCGTCACGGTAAACGATGCGTCGATGCCTGTATTGCCATCAGTGATTACTACAACTGGTTTAGAGTAGTTTGCACCAAAAGTGTCAACTCTTACACCAGTAATTGTCTTGGTGAATGAGTCAAACAATACAGTTGCAGTTGCAAGGTTATCTTCTGATGGGAATACGCCAGTAACAATTGGTGTCTTTCTGTATGTGTCACCAATATTTGTAATAGCAATCTTACTAATACCACCAACAGAGAATGCGGATGCTGTTGTATATGTGATAGTTCCACTACCATCATACTGTGGTGTTTTCTCCAAAGAATAGCAAATTCTATTTGAAGTAACGTAGTTTACTACCCTTCTGCCTACAAGAGGATCATTAATAATTTTAAGGTATGAATCCTCAGATGCAATCAAATTGTTTCTATCGAAATAGTAGTAATTAGAGAACTCGGTTGGTCTCTTGACATTATATGTGTTAGTTGCATCTCGTGAACCGAAACCAAACTTGAGTTCAATTTGTGCTCCAGGTGCTCCAGGAAGAATAGCAGATTCTACTTTTTCTGCTGGGACGATGTTAAAACTCTTACTTGGGCTAAAATCTAAGTAACTTCCAGTCAAAGAACTATCAGATGTATCAAAGATATACTTGTAGTATTCTTGAATTTCAATAATTGGATTTGTCTGATAGGTGCCCGTTGCTCCTCTCTTGAACTCAAACTTATTAGTTGCAGCACTAGCACTGACAATATCAGACAGTCTTTGTGGACTGCTGTTATCAAAGAACGAATCAAATGATGTAATAGGAGTCAGAGCATTAAGATTAGTTGATGATGGATAAACAATGAATAGTTTGTGTGTTACAGGATCATAGGTAACAGTTTCAGATCCATTGATTTGGAAGTTGCTATTAAAGTTATATCTTCCGTTATAGAGAACAAATGGTGCGTTATCGTAATGATCTACAGCAGTTGTTCCTTCTTGTGCTCTTTCTACAGTCAGAGTATTGCTGGAGATAGAAGACACCTTGACAATTTCGTCGTCAATCTTTGCTAGATCATTTACAGCAAATCTAGATGCATCATCAATAGTAATCTTAGTTGACTCTCTGGAAACTCCAACATGGTCAACATATACTTTTAGTCTCTGTGTGCTTTGAGAACCACCAGATCTAGCTAATTGTACATCTTCTACAGAAAGCAAATCTTCTCTCTTGTAACCAGTGCCACCATCAGTAATCTGAATATCGGTTACATATCCATCAGTACCTACAACAATATTTGCTTTTGCTCCAGATCCAGAACCACCAGTTAATGGAATGTTTGTATAACTGCCAGTAGTATAATCCCAACCAACATTGTATACGAGCAGACGACCGATACCAGTGTAATTTACTTTGGTAGTGATCGATGGTGGATTTAACTGTAAATCTTGATAAATTCTCTTTCTGACATAATATGTTGTTGTTTTAGTTGCGTCATCAGGATTGATTGCAACATTGATAACATCATTCAGACCAATACCATGGTTTTCAGAAGTTTGAATTAGAGCTACCAATTGGTTTACATCAAATGGTTCCAAACCATCACTCAGTGATACAAAACCTGTAATTTTAGTACCAGAGGTATCACTTAAATTGTTACTTGCTAGGTAGTGCTCTGCAAGGTTTGCTTCTGTCTCAAAGTAGTATGGTGATGTACCAGTTGCAACGTCATCAGGAGTAGAAGGGTCATTGTCATAGTCTGCAGTCGGCAGAACTTTTACAGTGACAACGTTTGAATCTGCTGTTGTAGCAAGAACTTCACCAAATGCTACTTGTGCTACAGCACCATCAGTCAATTTTAGAATCGATCCTACTGAATAGGAAGATGCTGTATCTAACTGCAGATTTAGAACTTTAATCGAAGCAGAGAAGGTATTTGTGGTATCAAATGTTCCTTGTACATTTCTAAGAACAACAACATTGTCATTCCTTACAGTGCCCACAATCTCACCAGATGCTCCAGATGCAGGTTGAGACAACGTGTCTCCATCAAACAAATATGCTGGAGTAATGATTTCTAGTCTGGTTGCTTTAGTCTCAGTAGACTCTAACCAATCAACATCTTTACCTTTCAGTTCGGATACAATTGCCTCTGCACCAAATCCTTCTGTACCAGTGTTGTTGAAGAACAGTTTAGATCCAACACTAAAGGTGTTTGTAGAGGAGACAATATCGATATTGTCAATACTACCACTCTTGACATCATTAACTGTAGCAAGGAAGTTTCCACCATTGCTAGGAGTTCCAGATCTGTAAAAACGTCTTACATTTGTAGGTAGATCTGTCTGTGATAGATTTGAATTGTAGTTAGAATCAACAGGTAGAGAATAGTAATTTTCTCCAAGAATATATGGATACTGTGGTTCCTGCTGATCATTGATAGTCAGGAAGTATGCGTATATGCCTGTTGGGAACTCTGGAGTTACACAATATCTTCCGTTGTTCTGATCAAGCAATCCACTACGATGTCTATACTCATAGTCATCAATAAATGTGCCTAGTGGATAGGTAGAAGTGGATGGTCCTTCAAAACGACTTGTTTTCTGAATATAACTAGAAGTCATCCTAGAGATGCTAGATGTAGCATCCAATGGATTCTCATATCCAAATGGTCCATAGATGGGGTTGCCATCATATGCATAACCAATGATAGGAGAGTGTGTTTTACTTGCTGGTTCTTGGAATGTAGAACTAAGGTTGTCATTTAAGGCAACACGAAGAGATTTTGGATTGCCTACATGTCCATAACCATATTCTAGTTCTCTATTGTAATTTTCAAACAGATATCCATACTCGTCATCTAGTTTTGTTTCTAGTTTGACATATCTGTTCTTTACCCATCTCTTGATAGTAGCTACGCCTTTTGCTCCAGATCCAACAGGAGAAACGATTACTTCAATATTTTCCTGTGAGTAGAACTCACCTTCATTAATTACTTCGTAACCAGTAACTCTACCACCTTCAATTGTGGCAGTATACTCAGCAAATCTACCTCTTCCTACCTTATCTCTAATTAGAATTGTGGGTGGAACAGAGTAGTATTCTCCTTGATTATCAATCAGAAGACTTGTTACTTTACCCTGAGTTACAACAGCACGAATGATAGCACCTCTACCAGAGAGAATCTCTACTGTTGGAGTTTTCGAGTATTGAATTGGATTTCTTAGTTCGACAGACTCAACAAATTCACCAGAGAGTTTTGCGACTGCTTTTCCTGGTACACCATCTACAAGAACGTTTGGTGGTGCAGTGTATTTGGTTCCTTTGACAGTAACATCAATTTTTTGTAGTTTGCCAAAGTCAACAAAGTCTTTATCTTTATATCCATAGACACGAACACCATTGACCAAGATTCCGACATCAGAATTTGGAGTCTTGTAAATCTCAGTAGTTCTTGTCGCTTGCTTTCTGACTAACTTAAGTAGTTTTTGATCTTGGATGTTTGTTGGATATCCACTAGCTCCATCTAGGATGTCATAAGAAGGATAACCAGTAGATGCCACGTAATAGTATTGGTCATCTTCAAACAAAGCAGATACATCTGCTGTCAATCCACCAAGAACAGATTGAATTGCTGGTTTTCCAGGAGCAACTGGAACTGCACCAGTAGAGAACTTAAATCTTGGATTGTTTTGGGAATCAACAACCTTAGAGTCAGACGTGATGAATCCAGGAAGACCAATTTGGATCTTTTCGCCAACTGTAGCATTTGGTTGTCCATTCTCTACATTTAGATTGTAGACTAAACCAAACGATAGTAGGGTTACGCCAGCACCACCCAGTTCAATAGGTTCGTATACATCAGTGCCTACTGGATATGTTCCCTGAGTCTGTCTGGTAGCAATAGTAAACTGAGTGATGTTCTTTTCATCAAAAGTGATGATTTCACTGCCAACTAAAAGACTACCAGTTTTCTTCCATCCAAGTGTAGAGAAGACTTTGATAGTATCACCAGGACCATCAGTAGATAAGATTTGCTCAGTCAACTGTGTTTTTGACGTGATTGCAAATGTACCGTTGATAGTTTCCTCAGCAAGGAAAATGTTGTAGATGTTTTCTCCATCTACCGTGCTGTCATATCTTACATTGTCTACAGTAGCAGAAGCAAACGCAGTATTGTCAGTCTGTGGTTGTGTAATTACCTTACCAATCAGATCATTGACATTACCACTAAGAACCTTTGCTTTCAGGGCATATCCTTGTACCCAGTCAGATTCGGAAGACTTGTATGTAAAGTCTTTTGGTTCATACTGAGTTGGTGTATTCTCTTCACCACCAGCAACCAGTGTATTGAACAGGAATCTTACAGAGGCTTCTGTTCCTTTTGCCTTGTAGAACTTGCGAATGTTCTTGATAAGGGTTCTCTTATCAACTTCGCCTTTTAAATATTTTTCTGGGAAAGCACCAAGATACTGTGCTTCAAAACTCTTGATTAACGCATACAGAAATAGATTACTGATATTCTGTACGTCAGATCCACCAGAGTGTGCTGCAGCAACTGTGGAGACAAAATTGCTAGAACCGTATAAGTCGCCTAGTTTGGTATTACCACTGACACCTCTACTTACGTCTTGGAAAGTGTCGTTAGTTCTCGTCTTGTAAAAGCAGATTTCATCATCAATCTTGAAATAACCATTTTCTTCTGGGAAAGAAGTGGCATCTACAACCTGAATAGAAGTAGCAGAATCTGTGACGTTAGTTACTAGTGTAGATTTCTGCCTAAGTAAACTCTTCTCATAGTAATCGATGTCAGCATAAGTCTGCAAGTTACTGATAACATCAAGAGGTTGACCCTGCAACTCTTGCTGCTCATAATACTTGGTTACGAACTTACTAAAAAGTTCGTATTCAGAGGTGATAAACTCTGGGAGTTGTGACTCGATCAGAGTTGAAATTGCCTTTTTTACTGCCATCTATATTACTCTGAGAATGCAGCGAAGCTGCTTTTTGCTACATCAACGTCCAAGTAGACCTCTCGTTTTGCCACAATGTCATTTTCTAAAGGTCTTACTCGTAACTCAATACGATTATCACCAAAGGTTCCTTTAATGATAGTCATATCGTACAATTTAACTTCACCTTTTGCATAATCAACATCACCAACATTATCGTCCAAAAGGACTTTTTCGCCAGTGATTCCATCTAGTCTATATAGGATCATTTTGCCTAGGCGATCCTCAAGATACACTGTAAATGTTGGGTATTCTGTTACCACGAAACCCGTTGAAGACACTACAGGGTCGTCATCATCGAGGAATGCATTTTGATAACAAACTTCGTAGTAAGAAGTCGAATTAATCTGAGCGTAAAAATCCTTCCTCATCGTCACTGAAGTGAGATTGGAATTAATAGAAACATCAGAATTATCGATTACAGCAACTGCTTTACTGTATCTGAACTTACCGTTAAATTTTTCTGTATTGGACGTGTCGATGTAGGACTGAAACTCAGAGATTGCATTATCTCTAATTTGAGTCTTAGTCAACTCAGTCTTAGACGAATCGAAGAATATTCTGCTGTTAACCTCAACATATAGAATAGATGGGTCAATCAACTCAGGTGTGATTGCAGCAACACGATAATTCTTGAGTTTTCCTCTAATCTCTTCTTTAGTAACAGAAGTCAACCTAGCAGCATCTTCTGGTTTGACTGCAATGAAGACTTTACCATACGCAGGTGGTTCTTGTTCCTCACCACCAAACACAATGATGTCACTAACTGCTGGATATAGATTACGAACAATAGCACCGTAGTCACCAGCGGTTACTGCACGGTCTTGTGCGGCAAACATCTTAGGAGCGGTAAACTTGATCTTATCAACGCTCTCTGCTGCTGTACCGCCTGCTGCAGCGGTCACAGTGGACACAGCAGCACCAACAGATGTTGGGTTGTTTCCAGACTGGTTTACGAGGGTTCCAGAGAACGTAAATGTTTTTGCACCATTAGATTCTGCACCAGCAGTAACTAGATACGAAATCTCAATCTTCTCGCCGTTTTCTAGTTTTCTGCCTAAGACACCATCACCAAATAGAACTTCATATCTCTGCTCAGATACTTCTTCCAAAAAGTAAATTTCAGATGATGGTTTTGCTTCAAGGATATTCTCAGATAACTTATACTCTTTGAATATAGTAGCTACTGCTGATGGATATACCTTAACCTGAATGGTAGATGTATCAATACCAGGGTTATCAAGAATGAAACGCTGATTAGTCAATGCTGCATTGAAAGTGTATGTGTTAGTCAACATAGCACCTTCTTTAAGTTCTAGACCGTCAAAATTTACGACGCCATTGACGACCTGAC